ATTGCTAGAGTTAGCAGAGAAGTATGAAATCTTCAAGAAGGTGAGTACAAGGTTTGAGTTGCCGGATGGAAGTAAGCAGTTCGGTAAGACAATTCTGAATGACCCCGAAAAGTATTTTACTGAAGATATCATGCATCAGCTGGACCTTGCAGCAGAAACGGAGTTCAAGTATGGTTGATCAACAGCCGTTTCCAGAATTACCAGAAGGCAGATTGCCTTATGAATATCGTCGTAGTCAACAGAGTTCAAGTATGACTAAAACTGAAACACTTTATTCTGTTGACTACATTGCTGGTGAGTTGCCGAATGTGAACAGGAAATCTATCGGCGAGATGGTTCTACGGAGCTATCTTGCCGGTAACAACATGGACAAGGATGAGTCTAGCATTCGTAATGAGGACATTCGTATTGACTACAATGACGATATCAAACAATTGGCAGAGTCATTGCAATCAGAATGGAAGAAACAAGTCTATGAACAATATGGTGTGACCGATAAGAGCATTGAACTGTATTGGGAGAATGATCCTAATGAAGCGTTCTGGGCTGTGGTTCATAAGAATGGCGAAAGTACAAACCTTCACAGTCATGAAAGTCATGACAATTATACGAGAGGGCCGCATGTAAGTGCAGCTTTTTGGGTCCAAGTACCGGAAAATAGTGGAGATTTTGTCTTTCGGTACAAGCCAAACGCATATATTGTTGCCAACAAGGTAATTAAGTCGAAAAATGCTGGTTTTTTGCTATTTGACAGCACTATGGAGCATTTTGTGACGAAAAACTGTAGTAATGGGTTCAGAATCGTCATTAGTATGAACTTTAGGATAATATGATATGAATTGGTGTAGATTATCGTATAATTGTGAGACATATGAGGAAATACTCACATATGCTATGAATGCAGAGTGGACAGGAGACATTAATAGGCCATCATCACGAAGACAATTCATACCTGTTCCCACAGAACTAATAAAAGAACCAATTCTTGAAAAATTGAGTAAAGTCTGTGATTATATGGGAATTATGAAGATGGAACCTCGATCCATGTTTCGAGAACATATAGATGGTTTACGATTGTGTGGTTTGAACATATGTTTACATGAGTCAAAATCACATACTTTTATATTGGAGCCGGATGTATATCTGAGTGATGAGAATTCGCAAAAGTATCTAGATAGAATATCTAAAGATTCTCTAACTTTCCCGTTTGGCGTAACTACTGCAACAGCTGTGCGTGATCTAAAAAATCCGTGGAAGTTTATAGCAAACAATTGTGCATTGTACGAGGAACCCCAATACGAGCCAGGTGGAATTTACTTGCTAAACACATCCAGAAGACATGGAGTGATTAACTATTCGTATGAGCCAAGGTATAGTGGTTTCTTTACGATAAGTAAAGATATCATATATGAAGATGCTAAAGAATTATTAGGAGAACTTGTGTTATGATTGGTGAAATGGTTAAGTTCAAAGACTATTGTGATGAAGTATACATTTCTAAGGTTGTTGGAATCTTTTCTGATAAGCATGAAAATGTTAAATTTTTAGATAAAAACGTCGTTTATTGGTCCAAAAAGGGTAAAAAATACCGAAAACTCAAGGAAAAAGACATGGATTCGGTATATCTTGAGGTAGAATCTACTAGAGGCAAGACTGATTTTATCACATTGGATGAAGTAATCACCTAAATAGAAAACCATGATTAAATATCGAGTAGTCGAAGAACAAATCTTGGAAGAAGGTTTGACTTTTAATGATGCCGTAACAGTAATAGAGATGTTAAATGAACAGGGTAGACGAGCAAAGCTAGAGGAATATACAGTCCCATCCATAGTTGGATTGGGCCGTGACCCTGACCTACATTGATCCTTATAAATAATTACACAATTATTTGAGGATTATAATGGCACAAGATTTTATGGGAATGGACGGTTTCTTCTGGTTTGCTGGGGTTGTCGAAGATAGACATGACCCCGAAAAAGCCGGAAGAGTTCGTGTCAGGTGTATTGGTTTACACACAGACAATTTAGATGAACTTCCAACAGAAGATTTACCGTGGGCACAAGTTATCGCTCCAACGGACTCTCCTTCTATGGCCGGAATGGGAAACACACCACCTTTTCTAGTTGAAGGGACACATGTTATTGGTTTCTTCATGGATTCTAGGGAGATGCAGCAACCAATGATTCTTGGTTCAATTCCCGGCATGCCTGTAGAGGAAGCAGACCCAACAAAGGGATTTTATGATCCCAGAGATGCATACCCAAAAACAATAAATGAACCAGATACAAATAGATTGATTCGTGGCTCTATTGGTGAAACACATCCCGCCCTACAGAAAAGACGAGGGATGAAACAAACTGAAGTTCCTATCTCAACAAAGCCATATCTTGCGACTGGCGTTCAGCCAGGAAGCGCATTGGATGAAAGAAAGACATGGAATGAGCCAGACCCTAAATCAAACTCTCCAACCTTTTATCCCTTCAACCATGTTCATGAAAGTGAATGTGGACATATTCATGAAGTAGATGATACGCCAGGTGGAGAGAGATTATTACAACAACATATATCTGGAACATTCACAGAGATACATCCCACAGGAGACAAGGTTGTAAAGGTTGTTGGCGAGAACTATGAAATTAGTATTAAAGACAAAAGCATACTTATAGAAGGCGATCTTAACGTAACAGTCAAGGGCAACAAAAATGAACTTATCAAAGGAGATTATGTTCTAGAGGTTGAAGGAGATATGTATACTAAGATTTATAAAAACCAACGTACAAAGGTTGGGGCATCTTTTAGTATAGATGAGGATGGTGTTCAAAGTGGTGGCGGTAATAGAGAAGAAGAAATAATAGGAAGCCATGCATGGGATGTGAGACAGGGTGTCAAAGGCAGAGTTGGTAGTGCAGAGGCTGGAGCAAGAGATTTTGATGTTACAATCGGTGGCAACGAACTTAGAATAGTTGGTGGTAACTTTGATTTGAATGTTGCAAAGAATCTTACACAAATATCTTTCGCTGATATATTAATAAATGCCACTAACAATATGTCATTGAAAACGACAACAGGTATTGTTGCGATTGGTGCAGGAAGTAATGTAAATATTCGATCATCAGCAGAAATGAAAATCAAATCTGGTGGTGCATATAAACTTCAATCAGTTGGCGCTGCTAATGAGACATTTGACTCAACATATCGTGTAGACTACAAAGGATTGAACGAGTTCGATCATAGTGGTGACAGGCGTATTATGGTTGGTGCTGATAGTTATGCTAGACATGCAGCTGGTGTTGATCATTCTTGTTCTAGTGATCCATCAAGAACATCTGCAAATGATTGTACTGACCCAACAGCGCCGACAGTGCCGTAGGAGAATTGAATGGTTGATTTTACTACACCAAATCTATGTGGAGCAAGTGAACAATTCAATAAACTTGCAAATCAATTCTCTAGTATCAAGGATTCCCTTCAAGGTTCATTGGAAGGTGAGATTGATGCTTTAAAGAGTGAACTGACAGCATCATTGGCTATTTTAGAAACAGACATAAAAGGATTGATTCCAGAACTACCAGAAATTCCAGACATTAGTTTGATATCTGAAATACAAAATCTAATAGCATTACCGGCCGGTAGTTTTGCAAGTTTGTCGGCTTTAGCAAACATTAAAGCACAATTTGGAGATGCACTTGATGAAGCTGGCTTTGCTTTGGATAGTCTTGTGAGCGATGCAACAGCGGCATTTTCTGGTGGGATTGATTTGTGTGGTGGCGGCCTTCCAAATTTTGTCATTGGACCAAATGGTATACCAACCTTGAAACCAGAGGATGCTGGCATGCCGGATGGTGATCCTGTGGGTGAGACTATTTCATCCCTTAAAACTAGTTTTGCCGAAATTGGACTATCAAACGAATCAGTGATCCAAGCGCAGGCCATAGCCTCTGAACAAATACAAAAATTAACAAAAGATATTACTATTGACATATCAGCCGAAAGAGGTAATATTTCTAATGCAGTTAAAGAAGCTTTTGATCAGGCTGATACTCTTGCAAGACTTGCAGCTGCTGAAGCAAAAATTCCAACCACACCACAGGTTGCGAAAGTTAAATCTGCTGTTGCTGCAACTACAAATTTGCCGCTCGCACCAGCAGCACCAGCATCAGCAGCAACAGCAGCACCCGTTGTCAACACATCTGGAACTAGTCCTCTTGCAGTAGGAGAGATAGAAGCGAAATTAAAAGTTATTCAAGATAGTATTTCATCAGCTGTGGCTGAAAGGAATAGGATGCTAGATAAGCTTGTTGATCCCGGTTTAGTCATCAAAGGCACTAAAAGTCATCCACACAATCTTATTTCAGCAGACAGAAAAATGGTAAACAACAAATCAAAAAAAATCACCATCGACATAGTTGAAATTAATAGTGATGATCTTTCCGATAAGGTTACTGTCACCTTGGAAGGCATATCTAGGTATTATACGATAAGACTTGTCTCTGTAAATTCTGCACGAAAAAGAGTAGAAAAATTAATATCAGGTTTGTTGGAAAAACTTACCAAGTCTGGTCCAGACCCAGCAGAAGATAGTGCAGAGGTTGACTATATCAAAGAGGCGGCCGATAAAGTAAATGATGATTATGCAAAATTATCTGAAGACATGGAAAAGACATATGTCCAAGCCAAGAAAGCATTTTCAGTGCCGGTGTCTGCGCCATGATAATAAAAAAACTAGTTACACTGAACGTATTATATTGGTTGCCAGATTATAATAGTGTTCTACAACAATTTACTTGGCAAACAAAAGACATAGTTCCAGAGTATCCAAGGGTACACGAATTTTTAAACTATTGGCATAAGGAAATTGATGCCGTGATAGCAGAGGTCCAGATTGGCCATAGTGATAATCATGAATACAGGCCTATAATAGGAGAGTTTCGTTATGGGAAATGAAAGTGAAAAATTTTATTGGGAAACACAATCAAAACATTTTGAAAATATAAAACCATCAAACACTGATAATTGTAATTATTTGGATGTTGTTGATAATCTTCCTAAAATTCCAGAAGATTTAATAGAATATGATATTGAAAAAATAGAAAGATTTAGAGTTATATATTCTGCTAAACTATTGGATTATAAGTCTTACGACTCACCAAAAGAAATGTATGATTTTTTAGCGCCACACTTTCCATACCCTATTCAAATAAGATATCAGCTGATAAAAGAACAATTACCTATTCATGTTGATCATATGCATGTTCAAAATCAGCGACCCTTTATTTTTAATTATGTGTTATTTTCGGGTGGTTCTAACGTAAGAACACGACATTGGAAATTGCCTGATAAACTACCTATTGGAAAAGAGAAAGATGGTGAAAACCATGCTGGTTATCATGTGTATCCAGCACCCTTTTGGGGTAGCAACCTCGTAGAAGGAATGAGTTTATTAAATGAAAATACTATTTCAGAAAAAACATGGTGCAGATTAAATATCTCTATTCCCCATGATATATCTAAAATTAATTTACCAAGACTGTTACTGACAGTATTTGAAACTTACGATCATTGTAAATGATATTGTTACTTTATCCTTATAAATAAATAAAGGAGTATCTAATGACACAAACTAATTCAGTAGCATTTACAGACGCACAAGGACAGAATGATTCTGATCGTCAGGTAAAAGCATTTGTTGATCTTGATATATTTTTTCTCAAAAGGAGTACGACAAAAGACGTTAGAAAAGTGTCAAATGTATTAGCTATAAAAAGAGCCGTAAAGAGTTTAGTATTAACTAATAGATATGAGAAACCTTTTCATCCAGAAATTAGTTCTGGCATAAGAGATATGTTATTTGAGAATATGACTCCTTTAACATCCATAATCTTGAGCAAAAAGGTAGAAGAAGTAATAGCAAATTTTGAACCTAGAGTTAGATTAACTGGTGTTAGAGTAGTACCAAATGTAGACCGTAACACATATGAGATATCAATTGAATTTTTTATTAACAATGCACCCACAGTGCTACAAACAGTGGATATGTTCTTAGAGAGAATACGATAATGGCACAAGATAAAAGATTAATTGTTTCAGACTTTGATTTTGATGATGTTAAAAATAATTTAAAGATTTTTATGCAAGGGCAAAAAGAATTTTCAGATTTTAATTTTGAAGGTTCTGCGTTAAGCACTCTTTTAGATGTGTTAGCATATAATACTCATTATCTAGGCTATAATATGAATATGCTCGCAAACGAGATGTTTTTAGATAGCGCATCTTTACGTTCAAGTGTGGTTTCTCATGCAAAAACTTTAGGGTATGAAACTATATCTCCAAGGGCACCTAAAGCATATATCGATGTTACTCTTTTTGATTCTGTTTTAGCCACTGCATCTTTACCAGCCGGAACAGTTTTCACTTCTTCAGTAGATGATGTTTCATATCAATTTGTTAATATAAATGATTTTACTGCCTCAAATAGTGGAAGTCAAATTTCATTTTTAAACATTCCAATATATGAAGGAACATTTGTAAAAACACAATTTGCAGTAAGTTCTACTGATGTTGATCAAAGATTTATTATAAGTAACAATCGAGCAGATACGACCACCTTAACAGTTAAAGTTCAAACTTCTACGGCCGACACTACTACAGCTACTTTTACAAAAGCAACTGATATTTCTCAAGTTACTTCAACCAGCACAAATTATTTTCTACAAGAAGTTGAAGCAGGAAAATATGAAGTGTATTTTGGTGATAGTGTTATTGGCAAAAGTTTAAGTGATGGTAACCTTGTAATTTTAACATATGTTGTAACAAATAAAGGTGCTGCAAACACCGCAAATTCATTTACTAATTCACAAGCAATTTCTAGCGTCACAAATGTTCAAGTTTCAACAGTTGAGGCGGCAAGTGGTGGTGCAGAAGCAGAAACTATTCAATCCATAAAATTTAATGCACCCCTAGATTATGCTTCACAGGGGAGATGTGTTACAGCTGAAGATTATAAAGTATTCGTAAAAAGATTTTACCCTAATACACAAGCAGTATCTATTTTTGGAGGTGAGAGCGGTTCCTTTGATCCTGTATTGGGTGTTAGTTCTGTGCAAGAATTTGGGAAGGTCTTCATATCAATTAAATCTACTACAGGTAATAATTTAACTACAACTGAAAAAACACGATTAGTTCGTGACCTTGCGCCATTTACTGTTGCTTCAATCACGCCAGTTATTGTTGATCCAGATACAGTATTTATCATACTAAATGTAGCGGCAAGATTCAATTCTAACTTAACCACAGAGACAGCAGATTCCATACAAAATAGTATTACAAATGAACTTATAACTTTTAATAATAGTGATTTAAAATCGTTTAATTCTGCTTTCAGACATTCTCAAATAACTGCATTGATTGATGATTCTGACCCATCAGTGATCAGTAATATCACAAGGGTTGTTATGGGTAAATTTTTTACACCAACAATTGGAGAATCAGTTGGATATGTTGTAAACTTCAATAATAGATTCTTTAATCCTCATGCTGGCCACAATGCTGACAATGGTGGTGTTATTGCCTCTACTGGATTTAAAATTAGCGCCAAGACCACTGAAATGTTTTTTGATGATGATGGGAATGGAAATCTGAGAAGATACTACATGTCGGCTGGAGTTAAAATTTATGATGATGTTGCTGCTGGAACTGTTGATTATACGAATGGAATCATAACACTAAATGCTATAAATATAATTTCAGTATCAAATGTTGATGGTACTTCTTCATCTAAAATTAGATTCACATCTATTCCAGATTCTACAGATATCATACCAGTTAGAAATCAATTACTTGAAATAGATTTCGTTAATACTATTGTTAATGCCACAATTGATACTTTATCTGTCGGCGATCCCAATTCTGTTGCAACAGCTGACCTAGCAACAACATCTTACACAACAACAACATCAGGTTTCTAAAATGGCACCATTTGATAATCCACCGTCATCCTCTTTAAATTCAAAAATTTCTCCATTAATTGATGGACAATTGCCTGATTACATTAGAGATGACCATGAACTATTCTCTAAATTTATTCAATATTATTATCAATATTTGGAAGCTGCCGAATTAATCGTAACTGCCCAAGTTGATAATGTTATTCAAGAAACTTTTGATGTTCAATATATCTTAGATGAGAATGGCAATCAGATTGTATATGAAAATTCGGTGGGAAAATTTTCTGTTGGAGAGACAATTACCGGCAGCACTTCTGGTGCTACTGCTACAATCCTAATTGATGATCAAAGAAATAATCGGGTATTCATAACTTCACAGCAGCAATTTATTACTGGTGAAACTCTTGTCGGTTCAACATCAACAGCTGAAGGAACTGTTATAAGATATCGTGCTAATCCTGTTCAAAACATTCAACAGCTATTAGATTATGCCGATGCTGATAGAACAATACATGATTTTCTAGATCAATTAAGTTTATCGTTTATGAATTCGATGCCAAAAAAACTAGCTACTGGTATTGATAAAAGAAATCTAATAAAAAATATTCGTGAACTTTATAGGATCAAAGGAACAAGTGAAAGTTTTGAACTTTTTATTCGTATTCTTTTAGATTTGGATGCCGAGGTAATTTATCCAAATCAATTTATGATGCGACCGTCTGATTCTAGTTTTCTTAGAACCAAAAAATTGAGAACAGCTGCCCTCAAACAGTCTGTGGGAAGCGAACTGATAAGTCAAAAAATAACAGGACAAACTTCTGGTGCAACAGCTATTATAGCAGACGCAATTGAAATTCAACAAGGAAGCATATCCCTAACAGAATTTAGTATTGATTATGTGGAGGGAACTTTTATTGCTGGTGAAACTATTGAAGGCATTTCCTCAACAAGAAATGTATCTCAAACCTTTTTGATCTATGCGGTTGTTAGTTCTGCTGACATAACCAATGATGGCATCTTAAATGAAATTGGAGATACTTTAACTATTGATCCTAATGTGGGAAATGGTGAGGCCTCAGCTGAAGTTGAACAAATTTTATCTGGTGGTATTAGTAGCATTGTTATTGATGGAGCAGGAACAGGTCATAGAGTTGGTGATCCTTTAGTATTTACAACCACGCAATCTAATGTATCCTCACCATCTGCTTTTGTGTCAGTAGTTGATGGCGCTTTATTGTTGGATGGAACTGATGGTTCTTCTACCAATGCTGGCGACTATATGGTTTATGAAGATTCAACAAATAAACATCTTGAGTTTCTAGAACTTGGATTAGAAACTGGTACTTTTGGTGAAGCAACAGCACTTGTTAATGGTTCGACATTTAGTAATGTTGCAAGTATTACATTAGATAATGTTGTTGGTACAATTGTTGTTGGTATGCAAGCTTTTGGTTCTGGCCTTGGTATTGATACTACTGTTGAAACAGTTACTTCTCAAACAAACATTACACTTAGTAAGAAAGTTACTTTGTCAGATAATGATCGTATCAGTTTTAGAGAGGCCGCTGGCAACTCACATTCACTTAGATTGGAAACAGGAAATTCAACAGCAACTGATCTTGGCCATCCAATAACTTTAGAAGAATTTGTTGTATCTCTTGACACATATACTACTGGCTCTGACCAAATGGTTTTGGAAGATGGAGTTGTAGATACTGGTGAAATCACTAGAGTATTTGTAGAGAATTCTGGTTCTGGGTATAATTCCCTCCCTACAGTTACTGTATCATCTACTAGCGGAACAAAAGTATTAAAATCTACTAGTGGAACTTACATTACACCCACTACACCAGAATTAATTGCTACGACAACTGATATTGGTGCAGCATCTAAGATAAAAATTACAGACAGTGGTGCTAATTATTCAGAAGCACCAGAAATAACTTTCAACGCAAATTTTGTATTAAAAGATACTAGTGGAACATTTGTAGTAGGAGAAGCCCTTACAACCCACACAGGTATCGTTAAATCTTTTAATACTGATACACAAGTTCTTAAAACTACTTTAGAGGATGTTGTTAGAACAACACTAGAAACAACTGATGCTTTACCAATAGGACTAGAAGATGGCTCTGAAGAAATTACTGGGCCTGTTTTATTATCTTATAATAACACAATAGACATAGGTGAAAAATTACTTGATGAAACTGATAATGATAGTATCATTATAAATTCTACATCATTGGATGGTGATGCATTTTTTGCTCTTGAAGATGATACTGGTGGGAATTTTTTAACAGAACCATCAGCTGAAGGTAATGTAACCATACCAGATGTGGCTCTTGATGATGTGTCTTCTACTAAAAAAATTGTCACCCAAATTCCTAGAGGTTTAGGAAAAAATGGTGGCTCTACAGTTTTAGCTTTTACACATAAATCAACTGCAACTGCTACTCTTAATGGAAATACATTTAATAGCACAGTTCTCAAATTAGATAATAATTCTGGAACAGTGATTGCTGGTATGAAAATTGAGGGAACTTCAGCAACGGCAGTTATGTTTGGTGCTACAATTAATAATGACGAAATTGTAGTTGACGGGAAATCTGGAAATATAAATGTGGGCGACATTGTTACTGGAACAGGTGTTGGTAATAATGTTGTGGTTAAATCTATAATCTCACAAAATGAGACTGATGCAAAAGTTGTATTAAGTTCTAGTTTATCTTTAGATGATAATTTATTAATAACCTTCTTATTGAATGATCTTACTGTAAAAACAGTAACTTCTCAATCATCAATTATTGCAAACAAATCAATTTATGTAAGTGATAATACTGTTCTATCTTTTTCAATATCTGAATTAAATGGCCCATTTGTTGATAATGAGGAAATAACTGGTTCGACATCTGGTGCTACTGGTGTAATAATAGACGCTGGGAGAGATGATAATAATTCTAGTTTTGATACAGCTGTAACATATGTTCAAACCAGCACACAAGATTTTATTGTTGGAGAAACTATAACAGGTGATGCTAAATTTGATAGTGATGAGAATGCCACTAATACCACTTCTGTTATAACTTCATTGACTGATAAATTTATTTCGTCACCATTTTCAGATTGGATAGAATTTAAAGTTGAGACTATATTAGAAGAGCATCAGATTCTTGTGGAATCTGGCACAGATGTTGATTTCCATGAACATACATTTTCAGATAACTTTGATATTTTAGCTTTAGAAAGTTCTGGCTTTATAAAATCAATAGGTTCTACTACAGAAAAACTTCTTTTAGATGGCACAGATGATACTGTTAATGCTACAGGAAGAACTAATGCTGGTGGACTTATTGTTGATGAAGCAAGTGGTGATATACTAATTCTTGAAGGTGAGGGTGTACAATTTATTGAAAGTGTAGATGAAACAAGAAGTACATTTGATGAATTAGTTGATGTTGGTGATACAATAGTATTAGATGGCGATTTGATTGATGTTGGAAATATTTTATTGGAAGGTACTGATACAGCCGGAACTGATTCTGGTAGCACACTTTTAGATGAATCGTCAAGCAGATTTCCTCAAGGAGTTTTAATCTTAGATGGCACTGATTCTAACGGTACAGATGCCGGTGGAATATTATTAGGTGAGATAGAGCCAGAGGATGGTGTTATTGCTTTAGATGGAACAGATTCTTCCTCTTCTAATGCTGACAGCAGTGTTGTTCATGAAGTTGATGGGATAGATTTTTCTGCTGGAACCACCACTATTACAACTTCTGGTGGATTCACAGGAACTATTGTAGCCGCAGACATTTCAAAAGGTTCAAGTAATATAGACATTATAACATTAGATGAATCTGTAACAGGTGATATTAAAGGGTTGCTAGGTGAAAGTTTGAATCGTCTACAAGATTCTTTATTCTACCAACAGTATTCATATGAAATTAATACTGGCGCTGGCGTAAATGAATTTATAAATGAATTAAAGAAGGCTGTGCATCCAGCAGGATTTGCTGTTTTTGGTAAGGTTAAGATTGCACAGCAAGTCGATAATGCTATGGTTCTCGATAGCAAACCAATGACCATTAGTAATTTTGTTGGTGATAGGCCTATACAAGTTAAAAGATCGTTGGCTGCGTTTGATATGCAGCCGGGCAGTTTGTTTGATGTTGTTGTTCAAGAAGATTCTTTAAGCACTGGAATAAACGAGTTCATGGTTCTTGATGGAACAGATACTGGTTCTTCAAATGCTGGCGATGATATTCTTCAAGAATCTGCTACAGCAGGAACGACAAGCAATAATCTAATTCTTGATGCAACAGATTTCAATGAGAGTGACATTAGAGGAGATTTCCTTCTAGATGGAACTGATGCTGATGGAACTGATGCTGGAGATTCATTAGAGTTAGAAGATGAGTTGCATGAACCTAA